TCGTTTCAGGCATCACTTCTCTTTTCTTTCTTGGCCGACCAGTTGCCAGCCAGCCAAGCTCCTGGAAATTCGCATAAAAAGATTGATTACCTTTTTTGCCGGCTCGATCAACACCAAACCTTTGCGTGACCAGGAACCGCGGCCCTTTTCTCGATCGCTTGGCCGCACGAACGACAAGATTGCGCCGCCACAATCCTGATCGCACTGGAAGGATGTTTTTTGCCCACGCATGGATAACGTAGGCCGCGCGACGCAGCGCCTTGTTGTGTGCTGCCATCGCTTTTCTGCCGCCGATATTATTGAGCGCCAAAGTAAGTTCTTTGTCGCCCGTGATAATCGCGCGGAATTTAGCCATCAGGTCGTGTACCCAGGCTTGCCGCTGAGCTTCAACGTCAAATCAGCCGTGATCAGGTTGTCCAGCGGAATCTCGCGGGACATGCCTTTCACGTACGCATTCATGGCAGTCGCGGTGCCGGCCGATGAGTTCAGGTACACCGTGAACGTCTTGTTGGATCGCTGGCCCATATAGTAGGCCAGCCGCTTCGGCACGGTTTGCGTGGCCGAGTAGACGAGGCTGAACGTCAGTTCGCCTGGATCGCCGAGTCCAGGGATGAAAGTGCGGTAGTTCGACGAGGAGTCCATACAGGTGGTGTCCACGTCGTTGAACGTCACGCCTGGTCCGCTGATATTCGTCACTTGTCCGACGTTCGCTTCGCCGGTGGTCGTCGTCACAGAAAGTACCGATCCGTACCCGATTGCTTTCGCAGCCATCTCTCACCTCACGTGGTATAAAACGCTCGCAGACTGTACGCGATGACGTGCGCGCCTTCGTCTGAACCAACGGAAAACGGCAGGTAATCATCGTCCTTTTCGGAGACGAATAACCCTTGTGCCGTGCTGCCTCCTAATGCTCCCTTGTAGCCGTGCAATCGCGACTTCACGGCGTCTGCCACCGACTGGCATGTGGACTCGGTAATCGCCACGCATTCCACGTCGCACTGTGCTTCGTGCAGTCCGCCAGCTCCGTCCATCGTCAGTTCTTCGTTGTCGGACGAAACGCGAAACCAAACGTGTGGTCGTGCAGATGCCTCAGGAATATGGTTGTAGTGCACTCGCGTCGAAACCAAATCGCTGACAGCCGTGCTGCCGGTGATATATGTGCGCAAATCTTCGGGAAAGGTTGCCATTATCGCTCCTCTCCACACAGAAGTTGCAATTGCCGGTTTTCAAGATCCTCGTTCACCACGGCGCCGATCCACAAGTACCGCGAGCCGAACACGACTGCTCGTCGCGCGCCGCCCGTGGAATCGAGCGTCGAGTTATAATCGATCGTGACACGGTGCGTGGCTCGTGCGTACACTTGCCTCGCCAGTTCCGCTTCACTTCCGGTGAGCTGTTCGATCTTGGCTCGCGTTTTCCAGCCGGTTTCCCACGCGGTGGTAGATACGGACAACTGGCCGAACGAATCGTAAGCAGTCGTGCCTGATTCGATTCGGTGTTGCTTGATGGTCACCACGTGCCGCATTTCGCCGGCTGGGATTCGCTTAGCCATAACGCTCCCTCATCTCGGATTCCAGGAGCGAATCGACGCCGATCTCAATTTCCTTGCTGATCGTCCCCGTGGCCACCGCTTCGCGGTTGCGATACCAGTGCCCTACGACCATACGCACCGCCTGCTTGACATTCTCCGGCACGCCGCTGCTTACCGTCGAGTGACCAGCCACGTAGGTGATCGTCACGCTATTCGGCTGTGCGTAAACGTCAGGCCAGGTCGCGTTGTAGGACGGTGCCACGAATCCCGGTTGATCGCCGGTCGAAACGACGTAATCACTCGAAGGCAACGTCGTGCTGACGCCGTTCTCGTCGAGATACGCAATCGAAGTTACCGACTTGAGTGGTGAGCGAACCGGATAGAGTCGGTTGTTCTGTGCGTATCGGCGATCAAAAAACGTGTCCGCTTTCAATACGCGAGTCTGCGTGACGAAGCACCGCGAGCACTTATTTTCCAGCAGCAACGTCGCCGCTTTAATCTGCGAAGTAATCAGCGCGTCGTCGGCCGTGCTGGAGACGTTCAGGTGTGACTTCGCGTCTTGCAAGGTGATCGCAGTGGTAGTCGGTGCCGTGCTCAGGTAATCACTCATTCCACGCCACCTTCCTCAGCTTCTTCATGACTGGCAACTCGGATTCGTACACTCGCTTCCGCCCGTCTCCCATCGCCGCTTCGACGACGCGAATATCGCGAACCATTTCCGAGAATCCGTGCGGTTCCACCGAGGCTGCCTGATCGCTGCCGTACATGCTGCGGTCCAGCGTCAAGTGTCGTTCGACGATGCAGGCCCCGAGTGCCACAGCCGCCACCGAGGTCTGCAGTCCCACCTCGTGGCCACTGTAGCCGACTGGCACGCCGAATCCAGCTTGCAGCGACTCGATGCACCGCAGGTTGAGTTCTTCTGTCTTCGACGGATAAGTGCTCGTGCAGTGCAGCAAAGCCAGCGGTACGTTGTGCGACTGAATTAGATTCACCGCCCGCCGAATCTCCTGCGTCGTGCTCATGCCGGTCGAGACCAGAATCGGCACCTGCTCTTGGCACAGCCGCTCGATCAATTGCTTGTCGGTGATCGCCGCGGAGTGCAGCTTGTACGCGGGAGGCTCGAACTGCGAAATGACATCGATCGACGTCAGATCCCAGCACGACGCGAACCAGTGCAGGCCGAGATACTGTGCGTACCGATTGATCTCGTCGTAATCGCCAACTGACAGTTCTAGTCCGTTTTTCTGCTGTCGCGTCGTCGTTCCCCACGGTGATTCACGTGGCGTGTCGAGTTCCGCCTGCGAGTAGCAAAGTTCGACCGTGCGCTTTTGAAATTTTACCGCATCGGCTCCGGCGTCTTTCGCCTTGGTCATCAGGTCCAGCACCGTCGGGAGATGGCCGTTGTGGTTGATGCCAAGTTCGGCGATCACGTAACAAGGCTGCCCGGTTCCGATCTTGCGACCAGCAATTTCAATGTGCACGGTGTGCCTCCAGTGCTCGTGTCATAACTCCTCGATAGCCGTGCGTGGCAACGTGCCAGCACTCGTGTTCCTTGAGGTATTCGTCAATCGCTCTACGTGCCCCTCGCGTGCTGCCACACAGATAGTCGTCGAGCAGCAACACGCCACCCTCGATCATGCGCGGACAAAACCAATCCAGCGTCGCACGCGTCGAAAGGTACTGGTCGCAATCGACATGCACCAATCGAAATGGCCCCTGATCTTGTGCGGTGTGCGGAAACACGCCTGGCCGAAAGACGCAGCGATCGGCAAATGGGTCCAGCTTGAGTTGCACCGCTCGCAACGACGTGTCGCTGAACGAACCAGCCTTGTTGTCGTCCTCCGGCAAAGTCATCGACTCCGGCATTCCGCAGAACGTGTCGTACAAAAACAACGTGCCGTGCGTCGATTCCTGCAGAATCACGTACGCGGACTCGCCCTTCCAAACGCCGACCTCGGCCAAATCGCCGGTGAGCGAATTGGTTTCTCGAACGAACTTACGAATGAGGTCTTCGCAGGCTTGCATTAGCGAACCGCAAAAAAGGTCATCCAATTGCCAGGCCACGGGGGTGACACTTGGCTCGTGTCCTGCCAACGCTCCATGGTTTCAGGCGTTGCGTATCGATCGGGAAATGGAAACACCACATCCAGGATCTTAAACGCCTTGTCGCGCAGCATCCGGCTGCAACTCTCAAGCGTGAACAGACTGATATGCGTGGCGTCACAGAGCATTCGGTACTTTGCTCCGAACCGCTTCGCACATGGCGAGGCAAAATCCGGTGTCGCGAGCACCAGCAGGCCACCGCGCTTTAGCACACGTCGCAGGTGATCCAGGTAGTACAGTGGATCGGCGAGATGCTCGATCACGTGATGGCAGATCACCACGTCGCAGAACTCGCTGCCGACGTTGGCAATGTCGTCGCGCATCTCAATTCCATCGGCTGCACTTGTCGCCAGCGACGATGGCTCGATGCCGAGCTTGCGATCTGCTTGAATCGCCGACAGCAGCCAGCCAGGTCCACAGCCGAAATCAAGCACCACCTGCGGCTGTCGTTCGTTGACAGCCTGCACGAGATACGCGTTATCGTCCAGGAATTGCAAACGTTCCGCATCAGACAGCCGGTCGCGAACGCGTCCATCCGGGTCGCACTTCGGCGCCCAGTAGTCCGATGGCTCGATCGGTGCCACGCGAATCGTGTAGTAGTCCTGCACGTTCTCACGTTTTCCGCACGGTGCCCAGTGCGACTTAATGCGCGGCTGCAGCGAGGTAATCACACCGCACCTCCATCGCACGTTCGACCACCGGAATGTCCTCCGGCGAGTCGATCTGGAATGAGTCCATCGGGTCCATCAAAAACGGAATGATCAGGCCGCCGAGTCGATTGCGCTTTTCCAGCAGAATGCTCGGCCGGAACACATAGAACGAACCGTTCTCCTCCAGCCACACGCTATCCTTGTCTTGCCGGCGATGCCGCGACTGATAGTTCGGCAGAAGAAAGTCCTTTCCGAGTCGCCACGTGTAGCCTTCGACAATGCGGCACGAGAACAGCGAATCTGCTTGGTGCTTCCGCATTGCCTCAATGGCGTGATCCAAATCTTGCGGTTGCCGGCACGGACTGGTGGCTTGCAGGAAGCACACGTACTCCGCGTTCACGTACCGCTTGCCCACCACCTCGAGCAGCACGGTTTCGCTCGGTGCCTCGTCGGTCGCCGAATCTGCCGAACGCCAAAACACGTCGGCACCATACTGGCGAGCCACGGCTGCAATCTCCAGACAGTCCGTGGCGACAATCACTTCGTTGATGTGCCGCGAGTTCTTCGCGTGCTCGATCGACCAGGCAATCAGAGGCTTGCCGTGCACCGGCACAATGTTCTTGTGCTTGATGCCTTTGCTGCCGCCACGTGCTGGTATGATCGCAGGAATCATTCCTCGGCGTCCTTCGCACGAGTCATGCCGACCGGCTTCTTTGCGTCCTGTTCTTTATTGAACGGTCGCGCCGAACCTGTCGCGATAACCTGCTTGGCTTGCTCGTCCGGCAGGTCCACCACGCGGCCTCGCAACGCGACACCTTGGGGGCCAGCCATCGTGGCTAACATAGTAACTTTCATTTTCGGATCTCCTATTCGACTCCGCCGCCGAGCCATTGTTCGTCGTAGTTCATTCCTTCCAGCGCGCCCGACAAAAACACTTTTTCATCGTGCTTCTGCTGTTCGACCGCTTCTGCGTTCGCGATGCGTTGCTCCAGCTCGCGTCGCCGAATCTGGAATTTCTTGAACCGCGCCGTGGTGTGATAACCGTAGATGCACGCTGCCTTCAATATATCGCTCTGATCGGGAACTGTAATACGAATCCCGCGACCTTCGGCAATTCCAATCCAATACTCGACCGACGGACGCTGCCGAGCATATTCGCTGGTGAACCAGCCGACGTGGCCAGCCGCTTTCAGGCCGTGCTGTGCCATGTCGATTCCCCACAATCCAATCTCCTCGACCGGATGCGCGGTTTCGTGCTCGTAGATGGCGAGTGCCAACATCAGGCTTACTGTGTTGGTCAGATACTTGGCACCGGCGAGCTTCTCGAAGTGCTGGAGAATCTGACCGAGCGGAAACTGCACGCCACCCTTGAACTCGGCCGGCGGAGTGTCCCGCAAGAACACAGGCCGCGTTTGCCGTGACAGCCATTGGTAATAGTCGCCGTATTCCTTGGCCTTCGTCAGCTCCAAGTCGTGTAACTCGAACTGCCGATCCCACCGAGGTACCTCGTTCAGATGGCCGAGCGTGTTGAGAATCCAGACTTCCCACGCAGGATCGTCGTATGGCGCCAACGCAAAGGAGCTTGGTGCCTTTCCGATCAGTGCGATCTTGCGTGGTTGCGACGCGTCCGCAGCCGCCGGCTGAACCGGCAGCATTTCCGTTTCCGACATGTGTGCCTCCGAGCAGAAAACTAAGTCGTGCGTGCCGCCGCGATACTGGCGCCGGAATACACTCCGACGATCTTCCAAATCGCGGTAGACTGCGCGACGATGGTGACTGAGCGTGTCGCCGAAGTGGCGAACGTGATCTGATTGCCGCCGGTCGAGTCGAACTGCGTTCCGGTGGAATCGCTGCGAAGCACCGCACGGTGCGTGACACCGCTCGATGTATGGCTGATCGCAATGTGCTTACACAAGCCGATGAGCGGTGCAGCCAGCGTATAAGTAGGCCCCGTGGTGGTAGCCTGCAGAACCGTCAGGCCGAAGTTCGTGACCGAGGTTGCGGTATCTGCACTGGTGAGCACCTGCACCGGAACTTCGATCGAACCGCCGCTGGCGACAACAAGTTGGGTTGCACCTTGCGACTTGTAAATCTTTGGCTGATACGTGGCGTCTGCCATAGCCTGAACCCTTTGTTACTCTCGCCGCGTCCGGCTGTGACGCGGAAAGATAGGCTTCGCCCCGGGATAAAAAACCGACTGCCGGCCGGAGGCACCAAACCGGCAGCCGGTGATCCTTGCGGATCGTTGTCGATCAGGTCGAACTTGTGGGACTGACGACGCGCTTGACGCCGCCAGCCGCAATCGGCACGCTCGAAGTGCTCGAGAAGTTGCCGACCATCTTGCGAACGCCGTACTTGAAGGCGAGCACATAGGCCGGAGTGGCTGTAGTGCTCGACAGCGTTGCACCGAGGTATCGAGCAGCCGGCTTATAGACATCCGTAACAAGAATGTCGTTGCGAACACCCGTGCTCGTCAGAGTGTGCGTGCTTGCACAATTGACGAACGCTGCAGTAGTCGCACCGTACTTCAACGCCATTGACCACGTTCGGCTCGCCGTGGATGCAGGAACGCCGACAAACAGCACGCCATCGCAGTTCGCGGTGTCCACTTCAGACGCAACACTCGCACCGGTCGAATAAGTGACCGAGCTAAGATCCAGAACTCGAGAAATCTGACCAGCCATGCAGCACCTCCTTAGGCCAGCTTCACGCGGGCAAAAGCGGTTTCGAGAACCGGCATTCCGTCCAGATTCATGCGGCCAAAGAAGCCGTCCTGGTTGGTTGCCGCGTAGAGTTCGACGAGACGCTGAATCGACAGTTGCATCGCATCTGCGATCCAGTAGTAGGAGAAGTCGCCGAGGATGCCGACATACTGGCCGGTGGTGAACGTGCTCGGAGCGAACTCCGACATGATCACCGGGATTCCCAGGATGCGGTCCAGCATGTCGCCGGTGATTCCTGGCTGCCACAGATACTGGCCGTCGCCATCCTTGAGCTTCCGCAATTCGCGAATCGCGGTGCGATGGAAGATCCACCGCAGATTGCCGGAGGTCATCCATTGAGACTCCAGCGAATACTTGCAGTTGATCAAGCCGTCGGCCGTGATTGCCGTAGTGGTATTGCCGGTGCTCACATCGCGGCTGGTGCTGATCCCGCTATTCGACGCAGTAAACACGCCCAGCGGCTGGATAGACCCGTTGCCGGTCATAAACGCCGACTCTTGCACCGTCGCGAACTTGTAAGCCAGTCGCTCCCGCACGATGGCCTCCGGCGATACTGCCGTGTTGGCCATCAGCAGGTCTTTGCTGACCTTGATCTTTTTGGCCAGCGGGTGCGGAGTCAGACGCCGGCGACCGAAAGCCAGCGAGCTGTCTTCCGATCCCGTGGCCAGTTCCGTCGTCCAGTCCGAATCTGCGATGTCGGTATCCAGCGAAGGAGCACCGAGGCTCTGGCCCGGTCCCACCGGATACACCGTGGCCAATCCGCGAATGACCACGCTGCGATCCAAGTCTTGAATCAACCGCGAAACGAACACGTCTGGCATCACGAGGTTGCCAGCCTGTGCGTCGTTGTCCACCTGCAGGGCTGCTCGCTCGATCAAGCCGGAGTCAATCGCATGGAACTGGCCACGCAGCAGCCGAGACGTGTATTCGCGTCCCGCCTTCGCCTGGTCGTGGTTCGCGGTCGCGATCCGCTCCAGTGCTTCTTTGCGGCTCAGTCCTTCCGCCTGCATGTCGCGCATCTTCTGCCACAACGGCCGACGATCCGCTTCCACAGCGGCTTCTGTTCTTCGCACGTCGATGCCACGGGCAGGCACCGGACGACGAAGGGATTCCTCCTGCTGCGCCACATAATCGCGCCGCTTGCGTTCGGCTTCGATCTTGGCAAGCGAGGAATTGTGCTGATCGATTTCGGCCTGCCATGCGTCGCATTGGCGTTGCTCGTCGGCCGACAGGTCACGCCCTTCTTTCTGGGCGCGGTCGAGAAGGTCGCGGTAGGCTTTTACTGCCTCGCCCTTCTTCTGCAAGATTTCGTTGAGATCCATGTTTCGGCTCCTTGCGGCCGCCGAAACGAAAAAGCCCCGGCAGCCTAAGTCCACGGGAAAGTGGAATCAGGCCACCGGGGCAATGGCTCACCGATGTGCTGATCTATCTATCTCGAAACTATACGAAGTGGGAACAGAGTCAAGCCCGTTCCGACAGTGCTAATCTCCTTGCATGTAAATCCAGACTAATGCCAGTCTTGAAGGCTTCCATCGGCCGATCGCCGGCTGCCGCAATCTCCGCAGCAATCTCTTGGCTCGCCACCGCGGAAGCCTTGGCTCCCTTGGTTCGCGTCAGTTCGGCAAACAGTTCGCCCATCGTTCCCACGCGATCGATCATGCCGCGTTCCTTCGCAGCCTCCGCCCAATAGAACCGGCCTTTGCCGTAGTCCGCCTTCACGGTGCTGGCCTTTGTCTGCCGACCGGCTGCCACGTCCGCAACGAACTGCTCGTAGGCCGTCTCAATGTGAGAACGCCAGAACTCCTTGGCCTCGTCCGTCAGCGGTGCGGATTCGGTGAACTCCGCTTTGTACTCTGGAATGGCCATTACCGTCGGCTTGACGCCGGCGTTGGCCATCGCTTCGGACCAGTCGTAATGTTCTGCATACACACCGATGGAACCGACACGCGAGCTTGGCGAGGCCATGAGATGGCCTGGCCCCACCTGCGATGCCAGATAGTACGCTGCCGAGCACATGTCACCTTGAGCACACGCGAAAGTCGGCTTCCGTGCCGAGCCTTCGCGAATGATCGCTGCTGCCTCCGGTGTGCCACTCACCATGCCGCCGGGTGAGTCCACATCGAAAATGATCGCACCGATCCGGTCGTCGTTCACGGCGCGGACATACTGTGCCGCGAGACGCTGAGTAGACGTTCCGCCGAACAGGTCCAGCATCATCGAGTCCCGATGCTGAATCACCCCGTGGATCGGCAAGATGGCCACGTTGCCTTGCACAGCCGGCGCTTTGGCTTGCTTGGCTGCGAGCACTTCCAGTTCCACGCCAGCCAGCAGCCGGCCGAACCACTCGGGCATGATGGCCCACACGATATTCGCGAGT